TCTTTTCGACTAAACTGTCGAACAAAGGATTACCAAGAATGGCCCTTATATTATCCTGCTTTAACTTTGGCAGGTTCAATAGCTTTTGTTTCTTTTTCATTATTCTTTAATTGGTTTAAATCAATAGAACTTGCTATGTTTCCTGACACAGATACTCTGGTTACATCAGAATAGAACGGCGCCACATAGTGCTTCAACCATGCTGGAAAGATAAACATATCTCTCGCTTTAGGAAAGATAGATTGATAGGTTATGGCCTGTCTATTACCTTCACCATACAAAAAAGCTAGACTCCCAGGACCACCAGACTGACCTTCATACTTCTCGTTTTCTTTTTTAATCTCTTCAGGTACATCTAAAAATATTACAAAAGACAGCTGGTCTGCATGATCGTGCGGAGGATTGTATTCGTGCTTCTTCATAAAGTTTACCCACATCGAAGTTAATACATACTCAGGTTTTTTCTCATACGGTGTGTTCTTCCATTTCTGGAATGCTTGATCGTATACACCTAAGATCTGTGATATCTCAGGTAAAAACATTTCTTTGTTTTGATAAGAGTATTCTTCTTTTATTACACCAGCTAGTTTATCTCTATAACTTAAAGATTCTTTTCTGCTGCTTTGTGCTTCGTCTAAAAGTTTCTTTTGAAACTCCTCTGATATCTTAATTTGTAATACGCATGGCCCCCAGGTCAGGACTCCATATTGTACTGTTGGTGCTTCTTTGTCTGCTTTCATTCTAAACTCATTGCCTCCTTGTACTGCTCTAGACTCACCACCTTGCCATTAAATGTTTTACCATCTTTCTGTGTGTAATGATCTATTATTTGTTGTAATTTATTTGTTTTAACCCTTGAATGTTCATACAATGCTAGAGCTACAAAGTATGCATCTCTGTGGCTGCACCTCCAACGCCATTGTTTCTTGCGCCCTGGTTTTACTTTCCTAGGTCCAACGGCCCCGACTCCTAATACATCGTGCACCCATCTGACTACGTGCTCATCCGTCATAGCTATTTCCATCCGGATAACTAAAACATTATGTACAGGTTTACCTTTACGATTGTGTCTGATTTGTTTTGTTTGTTTAAAATATACAGATCCTTCGCCGTCGAATAAACCTGCAATGTATCCTAACATTGCATCGTTCATAAAACCTTGCCTTCGTTCCGTACTATTCTAAGATTAGTGTTTTCTTCAAATAATCTATCACACTCTTCCTCAAAACTTTTACATTTAGTTACAGATTCTTTTAATTTCTTTTTTAAAAATTCATTTTGATTTGTAAGATACTCTATTCTTTCTTCTAAATCGTTTGGTCCTCTAGTGTTCACTAAGCTCTCCTTGTGATTTGCATGTTTCGCATTGTGCATGTTGTTCTTCTTTCGCTTGTTCGTATGGTACTCTAATAAATCCGTTGCCCCCACAGTCAGGACAAATAACTTTTTTATTTTCCACTGGTTTTGATTCTTCCATTTAACTTACTCACTTTCTCTTTTACTAAAATATTTATAGTCTGTGATCTACTTAACGTAGTATTGGGCACTAAAATTTTTCGTAGTTTATCTATGTCGCCGTAAGTGTCATGAGACAAAGAAACATTTTTATATTTTGTTATATCAGTCATCTTCTGTTATACTCCTTTCTAATATTAATTTTCATATGGGATTTATCTCATACAATACAATAGGTGTCAATGAATTTTATTTTAACTTTTATATTTTGTTCGGGCATGGCCAACTCTTGTTTGCCTCCGGTGCAACACACTGCTTCATATCCTGATTTATATACTTGTTTAAATGCAGGGTATAAAGAATCCATAGTTCAGTTAGAAAAAATTGGTGCTAATGATGTAAATCAAAAGAAAATTTTTATTAAATTTTTCTGCACACCATCACAAGAAACCTAGTCTCTTTGCATACAACCAAAAAAGTCTCCACTGCCATCATTCATGACATGTGCATTGATAGGATAATCATGATACGTTGTTAACTTTAATCTTATGATGTCGCAAAGGTCGAAAAAATTTAGCTGGCTGAATAACATCATGTCTGCCAACATTTGTTTTGTCACTGGCACGAGACTGTACACCCCATCGTTGTATATTATAAGATCCACCTACATACTCCTTTATTAATTTATACCAAAGATCTTTATACTTAGGATCCTTAGTGCGGTTCCAATCGTTTGCAGCTTTGTCAATCTTTTCCTGCAACGCCTGTCCTCGTTCCAAACAATATAATCTTACGCAAACCTGGAGCTGATATCTCTACGTTTACACCGTAGGGCTTCCAGGCTTTCTTCATAAGATTTAACTCTAATAAAAAATTAGAGTATTGTTTTTGGCTTATGCCTTTTGGTTTTATTGTTATTACTTTTTCTTTCATCGTAGTATAGTGCTCGAACTAGATGTAGTAACATTAGGTGTTGCTGCACCATTTCCCATGTTATCTTTAACATATGAGCTGTTATAAACCGGTGGCACAAATGTTGCCTTGTGTTCTGCATAATTAATAACTTTATTTTGTAGATCCACAACTTGTTTTAGATATTGCAATTCAAGGTGATCTTTGTCTTGTTTTAAATTTTCTACCTCTTCTGCATTCTCATTACGCTCTTCTTTGTATTGGTCTTTTCTTTCCTGTAGCTCACTAATGTATGTTTGTTGGCCTTCGTTATCTTCTTGAAGACTTTGTATTGTTAGTTCAAGATCTCTTATTTTCTTATCTTTCCTCTTGTTTTGTTTTTCTAGGAAAGTTCTGTAGTTAGCTTTTTTTGTTATAGTCATGTTTTACCTTTCTGTTGTACTTTCTATATAGGATATTACGAGATATTTGTCAACCCCTAACGTCCCTGGCCCCGATATTTTTTATACATACGTCGCTTACTTTTGTTCATTTTACACAAGCTAGGGTTGCGTCCAATCGAAGTTTTGTGAAAAATAGGTTCGTGCTCTATTTTTGCATACAAACCTTTTGCTTTTTTGGCCATTATTCCTCTTCAGCTATAAAATATTCTTTCATTTTAGACTCTAATGTTTTGGGACTAAGTGTTGGTATGTAACTTATTTTACCGTTAACAAATTGTTCTAAATCTGCACCACAATTCATGCATCTATAAAAAGTTTTAGTAACACCTACTAACATTGTAAATTCTTCACAGGTTGGACAAACACCATTAATTATTTCTGTATGAATTTTTACCATTAGTTTAGTATTAATGAAGTAATTTTTTTATCTCCCATGTAAACTTCTACATTTGCTTTAGACTGTATGCATTTAAATACAACTCTGCCACCAGGATCTCTGTCATTCATAGCGTAACGTCTGGCTTTCATACAAGAACTTAGATTCTCGTGATAACGATGCTCTATAATTTTATGATCTTGTATTAATAAGAGTGCAAAAACTAATTCAATCATTAATGTCCACTCCCATTTCTAATTAACTTCTCTACATCTTCTGTAAGTTTCTTTGTTCTTTCTTGTAAAAATTCTATGTTAACTGCATTGTCTCTCATGCTCTTTACTTCTTCCTCTACTTCTTCTAATAATCCTGCGATATGCTCCACCAACATGAAAAGCTCCGCTTCCCCACTTGACTGACCAAGTTCTCCACGTGGGTATTTAATTCTAAACTCTGTATTATGTTCTAAATCTTTTTGAAATAATTCTAATTGAGTGCTGTGCTTGTTGAGTTGCTCATTAATACCAAAATAAGCCCAGGTGCCGATTGCGACGAGCGCGATCAAACTAGCAACCGTCTTCATAGGCATCTGCACTTTAGCCTCGTCCGATATAGTGAGTGGTTTTTTATTCATTCGGTCCTATAAACTTGTCGCCCATAAGTTTTGTATTAGGATTTTCTTTCTTATAATTATCTTTCAGATCATCCCAATGACTGTTGTCAGGCTTCTTGTTTTCAGGAATTATTATACCAGAACATTTTGAAACTAGCAATGCGAAGTTAGGGTTACGTTGAATAGTGGGGTTATTATTGACTTTTCCACACATTTTCATCAATTCTAATTGCTGTTTTAATTGTGCATTTTCTGTTTGTACTTCTCTAAATTCTTTTGTGCAGGCTGAACCTAAATATTTTCTCCAGGTAAGTCTTATCGATTGATCATCAGAAGGGCTGCTATAATTATTGTCAGGATTATAGTGTCGATACTTAGACTCCGAGTCTCTTTGTTCGACTGATATGTCAAAAGAGCCAGTGCTACAAGTATTAGTACCGTCATTGAGATACTCATTTCTAGGATATGCTGGCGTTGCACAAAAAGCCAGAGCTGTTAACATTAAGATAAGAAGTCCTGTAAAATAATAATTCATCCTGGCTATCTCCATAATACATTACCTACTTAAATCCTTAATATCATAACTGTTTTCTCTAACTTGGTCTGCTAATTGTCTGTATAAATTTTCTGCCATCTGCCATGTTGCTTCGGCTGAAGACAATCTTGTATTTATTTCTGCAATATTTTTTTGAGCTTGTTTAAGATCTCTTTCAAGATTTATTATTTGTTGCTCTGATGTATTAATACTATCTGTAAGATTAACAACATAACGAACACCTGTAAATGTCCCCACCACGAGTGAAGCCACAACTGGCACCATTACTATGTTTTTCTTTAACAGATCTACCAGGTTCATTACTGCGCTCTTGGTGTAAATAATAATTTTATTTTATTCCAAATATTCTTTGCAGTTTGAACACACCTGTCCCTAATTTTTTGTATTTTACTTCTTTTCATATTGCTTAAATTAAAGGATTATTACACCTAATATGAAACCCGCTACAAAACATATAATCTCTGTTCTATAGTGTAGTTGCCATACCATAAATTTATCTTTGTATTTACTTATCATCTTCGTCCTCCAAGTTTTTCAGCTTATAGTCATAACTCCCTGCTTCGTGTTCGTCTGTAATCCATTTAGCTGAATTTTCTACGGAGTATATCTTACTTGTTACAAGTCTATTAATCAAGTTTTTGTTTGGGTCAACACCCATCGATGCATCAAACATTTTAAGTCTATTATTTGGCTGTATTGCAAAGTTACCATCCTCTAATTCAAGAACATGGCCACATTTGTGTTGGTCTGGTTTCTCTGCATAACCAAAATTTAATTCATTAAAGTCTCCTGCGCACCAATCTATTGTAAATAAATATTTACCTTTACGTTTTACTTTACGTCTTGACGTGTATTGCATTGTAGCGCCAGCTAATTCATAAAAAGTTGTGACACTTACATTGTAACTAAAGCTATCCCACATAACTACTTCATCAAGAGGCAGCTCTTTTACTCCAGGTTTAGTACAGAATGCAGTTATAGGTGCTCTCCACCATAGGCCGCCATCCTCCATTAAGAAATGAAATAGTGGTACTCTGTTTGGTATTGAACTAAAACCAAATACTCCTACTTCAAAATATTTATCGTGAGAATCTTTTTGATCTCTTAGGTAATTACCTCTTACCCAACATTCTATTACAGGTATGTTTGCATTTAAATAAGCCATCAGTCATTTATCTCCCCCCAATTGTCTCCTGATTCATAGTCGACTTTATTTGGGACTTCTAGATTAACAGCCTGCTCCATAATATCAATGACCTTTTTAGCCTGTGCGTCATCTTCAATAGACAAATCTAATTCATCATGTATTTGTATGTGAGGTATAATTCCTTCTTTATATAATTCTAACATTGCTTTCTTTGTCATGTCTGCTGCACTACCTTGTATTAATTTATTTAATGCTTTGTAAGTGTATGCTCTTTTAATCCCTGGTCCATGTTCCCTGAGTGCATCTTCGTGAGACATGGCTTTATGCATACCGAAACTATTAGGTTCCCAAAGATGAAACCTACACAATCTACCAAGTAGAGTTCTTATCTGACCTCTATCTTGTGCTCTGTTAGATGCTTTTTCCATTAACTGTTTTACAAACGGAACTTTAGCATGATACTGATTAAATAAATCAGCAGCCTTTTCTTTAGTTACACCAAGTTCTGCTTGTAGTTTTGCTTTACCCATACCATAAAACAAACCAAGGTTAATTGTTTTAGCTTGTGATCTAGGTATCTGAGCCATGTCCGCTACAGTCTGGTGAAAGTCTGCATCAGGATTATTGTTATAAGATTCTATTACATCGTATACAGAAGGTAATTTATACAAAGATGCATAATGCACTACCAACCTAGGTTCTTGTTGAGAATAGTCAAATACACCCCATCTATGGCCCTCCTCGGGTATAAATAACGACCTTATCTTAGGTCCAAGGTCTTTATTTCTTGCAGGTATTTGTTGTAGGTTTGGGTTCTGGTAGGAAAACCTACCAGTAACCGTGCCCCCGGTTTGTGATCTAAGCTGATTTATTTCAGCATGTATTCTACCTTTGTGTTCATGTCGTAAAATAGAATCTATAAAAGTTGTGTGAGCTTTATTTATTTCTCTTGCCTGCGCAATCATATTTACAACAGGATGTTTATGTTCTTGTAAAAAATTTTTTGTAAAACTTGGTGCTTGTGTTTTATCTGTACGTGGATATTCTAATCTTAACATATCAAAAACATTTGCAATAGATCTTGCAGCCCAAATTTGTGTGTCAATGTTTGTTTCTTTTTTTATTTTTTGAAGTAGTTCTTGTTCAGCTGTCTTCATTTCTTTTTTCATTTGATGTGCACGTTCTATATCTACACGCACACCTTTAAATCTCATGTCAACTAAGCAATGAAACAAATCAGATTCTAAATCAAATATATCTTCAAGGTCTTGACTTATAATTTCTTTTTTCATTTCTTGCCAAAGACCAAATGTAACCTCAGCATCACGTTCGGCATATGCGCCTGCATGCATTGCAGGAAGTTTATACATTTCTGATTTAGGATCTATGCCCCATTCAGATGCAGCTTCTGCCAACGCTGCTTCGTTCTTTCCGTAACCTAGGTAATGCCACGATAAACTATTGAGATCATAGCGAAATCTGTTCTCGTCAGTTACAGCTGCAGCTATCATTGTGCAGGCTATGTCACCATTTATTTTAAAACCCATGGCACGTAACCAACAAACATCATATATTGCGTTGTGAAAAACTTTTGTTGAGGGTGCTTCTAATATATCTTTTAACCAGGTTAATACTCTTACCTTATCCATGTTCCCACCACCTTCATGTGCGATAGGAAAGTAACCTTTAAAATGTTTTGTTGCAACAGCGATACCAATTACTTCACCATTACCGATCACAGAACCAGATCCTTTTTTAATTAAGTCTGGATCTTTTGTCTCCAGGTCAATTGCAATCTCATCTACTTGACGTAGGTCTGGAAACTCTGTGGGTTTAACCCACTCAGTCTGTGCTTCAAACTTAGGAATTTTCACTGTAGTCCCTCTCCAGTATCATTTCCATAAAATGTATAGCCTTCAATATATCTTCCTTTCCGTTTTTGTCTCGGTGACGGATAATATATTTTATAGCACAACCCTCGGGATATAACAACTCATTCTCCACTACAAACTTACTTGGTTGTATTTTGTACTTTTGGTAATGATTCCCGCCGTGCTGCTTGTCCCAAACTTTCGATGTCATAACCGTGTTCCTCCTTTTTTGCTGTTAACAGATATAAATTTTGTCTGGTCCTTGTAACACCAACATACCAAACTCTATTTTCTTCATCAGCTTTGTCTTGACTTTTTTCAACTGATTCTCTAATTGTTTTTGTATTGTCTAAAATAATTAAAACATTTTCTTCTTCTCCACCTTTTGCAGAATGTATTGTAGAAAGTTTTATCCTTGCACTATCATGTAAGTTTTCTTTGTTTCGTAACATTTCTCTGATGTATAAAGACTCTTCATAATTAATTAAAAATTTATCGTACCATCTTTCTGTCTTACTAAATCCAAACTCAGCTAAATCATAAAGCCGTTCGTCTGTTAACTCAATATCATCACCTGTTTGATCAAATATACCCCGCACTTCAGATATAGACAATAGGTCATTCTTATCTGCCCATCTTGTGTAGTTTAGAATGCTTCTAAACAAGGAACTACTAAAACTTTTTCTACCCTTGTATTCAAAATACAAATGCCTGTCTTTTAACACCGGTTTTAATCTATCTAATTTGTCATTGTATCTTGCTAGTATTAGCCATTTACCATACTCCAATGGTGCGTCTTCTATTGAAGTAATATAGTCTACACTTCCTTGCTCTTCTCTAGCTTTCCATTGTTTTTTAATTCTTCTTAGGTCAGGTATTCTGTCCAATATTTTATCAGCGATATACTGCACAGACTGCGGAACCCTAAAAGATTGTGGCAAGATAATGTCTTTTTTAGATTGAATATCTTGAAATTTTTTTACATCTGCTCCAGCCCAACCATAAATAGCTTGGTCATCATCACCTGCTAGAATAACATATTTACTGTTTTTTATTATTTCATTACACATTTTCCATTGTATTGGAGATAGATCCTGGGCTTCATCTATAAAAGCCACGTCTAATTTTGGACACAGTTCTGACACAATAAATTTTTCTATCATGTCTGTAAAATCTACCAGTTCAAAAGCTTTTTTGTAGCTAATTACTTCTTCTTGTAAGATAGGTAAGAGTCTTTTATCTAAATCATTTGAGTACATTGCTGTATTGTATTCTTCTTCAATAGATGTTTCTTTTATTCTGGCTGCATTTATTAAATTAAAATACTCACTATTAGAATCAACAAACCCTGTCTTTTCTTGTCCATCAGAATAAACAGTCACCTCAATTCCTAACTTTCTACCAATGTCTTCGTAGTGTTCGTCCTGCATGACTTGGGATTTAGAAAGACCTAATCTCGTAAAAGCTAGTGAGTGTAGGGTTCTAAAGTATTTTAAATCTTTTCTTCTGTATTGTGGATATTGTTCCATCATTCTGTCAATTGCTTCTTCAGCAGCCTTTCTTGTAAATGCAAAGTACCCTATTTTATCTATAGGTGTACCTAGTTTTAAAAATGTCTTAACATATTTTAGAAGTTTTGTTGTCTTGCCTGTGCCTGGAGGACCAAATAATTTTCTACTGATCACATTATATCCGTTTTATGTTTTATTGGAGAATGGTTTATTGGTATCTCTTCAAACGCTTTAATATTTATCTGTACTACGTTCTTAACAGACGCATTGTATTCTCCTTTTTTAGTTGTAGGAAATCTTTTTTGTTCTAAAAACTCTATGCCACATTCTCTGTATGTAGTCTCCATAATACGGCCTGTCTTTTCTTCTTTGTACTTCCAATCTTTAGCTTTTAATCTTTCAAAAAATTTATCAAATTTAAAAAATGCATAATCACCTTCCACCAATACCGACCCAGTTTTAAATGCTGCATCATTAGTAGCACGAGGTCCATTTATTTTTGCATGCAATACATCATGTAATTTTTCTTTTGGTGATGTTCCAATAGGTGGTTGAACTATTTTTTGCGTGGCATACAAAGCTTCTAATACAACCTGTTCCTCATCACCTTTTATTAGTGGAGGCGGAAAGCCTGCAGCTTTTGCAATTGCGTTTCTTCTTTTACGTTGATCATTTAAATGTTCTATTGATTTACAGTGTACTGTAGCTGTTCCGATACCATCTGGCTTTGTAACGTCAAACTCATACTCAGGTTCTTCAAAAATTTCTATCTTTCTTAAGTTAGTCAGGACAGGGTAGGCACCCTTTGATCCTGCCAGGACCCCAAACTTTTTCTTTACACAAATACCTTTCTTACAAAAATCACTTATTGGACTCTCATTGCAAGTATAACCTTTTTCAGATCTCTTCCAGGATTTTACTTTTGCATTTAGTTTTTTATCGTCCCATGCATTTGCATGTAACTCTTCAAAAAATTTTACCGGAGCATTTTTTACTTTTTGTTCCCAGCTATCTGGGTACTTCATTTTAACAAAGACATGGTAGTTATACATAAATCTATCCTTGCCATCAAAACCTTTTTGATTAGATACTTTTGATATGTCAGCTAAACAAGGTGGGCCATCTATTAAATCACCATCTACCCCTTGATATATTTTTTGATCTATCTCCTCTGTAATAACTTTTAAATCTTCTTTTGAAACAAGATTAGATTCAACAACTTTTAAAAATTGATCTAACTCAAACTTTGTGCCATCTAAATTTATAGCTTTTCTTTTATCTCCATAGTAAGGCAGATTAATAAACTGTCCTGGTTTTAAGTTCCCTGTCTCCTCATCCCTGGTGAGCTCTGTTTGCTTTGGAAATATTTCGCAATCAGGTTTTAATTTAAATAAAGGTAACAGATTACTTAAAAAAGATTTAACACTCTTAGCATCCGTAAAACTGTTCATGAAGATACATAAATGAAGCCCACCACTTTTAGATTCCACCGGTATCAGAGGTAGATCGTATTGTTGAATTATATCTATAAAAAATTTTTTATCAAAGTCATCATACTCTTTTGGATCAATATCAATTACGCCAAATTTAACTTCTTTGTTTTCATTACATGGTTGAATACCAATTGATAGCTCACCTTTTAAGTGTGAACTATATACTTGCTCTGTTAGCTTTTCAAAATTCCATCTATATACAGGTTTCTTTTTACCACTGTCGGGATCTGTATATGCTTCTGGATGTTCAAAGTCAGCTAGACCATAAGCCTGCCTATACCCATCAAAAAATTCTATATATCTTTTCTCCATAACTGTATCAGTGGGCCACCCAGTCTCCCGTTTGGCCCACCTGTGCACTCATTCTCTTAGAGAATTAGATAATGCTATCCTTCTTTGCTTCAGTCTCGCCATGTTTAGCTTTAACAGATCCTTTGGAAATGTTTTCACTAAATGATTTTGCTTGACCGTATAAGGATTGATCAGTTACTGGGCCAACTTTACTGACTTCCCAACCAAACCATGTGCCTTTATCGTTTGACATTTGCGTAGTCTTTAGTCTGTAAATGTGGCTGAAAGATGCTGGTGTGAATAACCCATTGGCACCCTTCATTTTTATTCCAGACATCATTGAGTTCCATTTTCTACTAATCTTTAATTGAGTAGACTTCATAGATATCAATGCTGTTGCTGGATTATCTCCCGTGATAATGACAAAGTGTGATGCAGTCTTATCAATATAGTTACCATTAGGTAGTCTATCTTTATAGTTTGCATCAGGTGTTGTCTTGGACATGATATCAGAAGAAGAATCATAGATGTTTACTGGTGCACCTAAACCCTCCCCTCTATCTTTCCATTCGATGTATTCCAATTTATAAAAACATGGAATGACATCAATACCTTTTACTCCGTCATACAGTTCACCAGATACTGAATTGAATATCATACCCGGCTCTGCACCTTCAACATACTTACCATCACGTTTGTTAACTTCCGGTGAAAGTTGTCCTAGGATTTTTAAAAAAGGTAGGGCTAGATCATCTTGACCTATTTTACCCAAACCTTTTGCTGCATCATCTTCAAACATATTTGTTGGAAGACCTGCAGACTTTTTCTCTGCTACTTGGTTCATGTTTATTTGCTCCTTGTTACTTTGGTTCTGTTTCCTGTGAACACATTAAAAAGATCAGAGGGCATCTCTTGTCCAGATTCCAGACGCTCTCTGACCAATGCTTTAAGTGTCATTGGTTCGACCTTCAATTTCTGGACAGGTTCGTACCCTTGACCTTGCGCAAGGACCGCATATTGCGATGCCTTGTTATCTTCGTTACGGCCAAAGGAAACTGTAACCTCATTTTTAATAAGATCACCCAGGCCGTTATCTCGAAGCCATTTAAATGCTGCTTCTTTATTTGCTGCTGTAATCGAAGCACCATAAACTGGTTTAACTTCAACTGAAGAACCGTCTGATAATTTTAATGTAGAGATATTCATCTCCTGCATCATGGTTGGTATTACCTCACCTGATACTAAATCAACATGACGTTTCAGTTCTTTTAATTCTTTTTCTTTTTCTTCAAGTTCATCCTCTAATTTTTTTAGTTTGATGACTTGATCCGATAATGATTTGGCATCGTTAACTGAATTCAAATCTTCTCGTTGGTCTTGTTCAAAGTTTATATTACTCATCTATTTCTCCTTTCTCATATAAATTAATTTTAATAGGATAGTATTGTCTTTCTTGTTTATCCCATTTCAATAGATTGTATTTACCGTTTGTAATATCAGATACAATAGAACATGCAACACCTATCAAAGCTGGATCACCAGTTAATAATAAATGATCTTCAGGTTTAAAATTTTTTAAAAGTTTTCTTAATTTAAAAATTAATGGACCTGGAGAAAAAATCATTTGTGAAAGTTCAGGTAATAAAAATTTTAAGTCGCCGTATTTTTGTGCGCCAACAATATTTATTTTAGGATTACCTGCTCTTGTTCCTGGAACTTCCTGTATAACGTAAACTATTCTTTCTGACATTGACAAACAATATAAATATGTTTATATAGATGTCAACTAGAAAGCAGAAAAAATATTATGAATTATAAGTTTAAGACCAAGCCATACGAGCATCAGCTTAAGGCATTGGAAATGTCGTGGGATAAACCCTACTTTGCATATTTTATGGAGATGGGTACCGGTAAATCAAAAGTATTAATAGATAATATATCTATGCTTTATGATAACGGCAAGATCAATGGTGTTCTAATTGTGGCACCAAAAGGTGTAGTAAAAAATTGGTACGAATCAGAGATACCAACACACTTAGTAGACCATATACAAAATAAAACAGTGTTGTGGCAGTCTGCAATTAATCAAAAACAAAAAAAGAAATTAGATACTTTGTTTGAAACAGGAGAAGACTTACATATTTTAATTATGAATGTAGAAGCTTTGTCTACTAAAAAGGGTGTAGACTTTGCAACTAAATTTTTATTTTCTCACAGAGCTTTAATGGCCATAGATGAATCTACAACTATAAAAAACCCTGAAGCAAAACGTACTAAAAACATATGTCAACTCGGGTTAGCTACTAAATACAACAGAATTCTTACAGGATCACCGGTAACTAAATCACCACTAGATCTGTATAAACAGTGTGATTTTTTAATGCCTGAATTGTTGGGTCACTCCTCTTATTATTCTTTTAGGACCAGGTACGCTGTTATGAGAACGGCTAACTTTGGTGGTAGATCTGTGCAGATTGTGGTGGGCTATAGAAATTTAGATGAGTTGTCAGAAAAATTAAAAGAATTTTCATACAGAGTTTTAAAAGATGATTGCCTAGATCTACCTAAAAAAACATTTATGAAACGAACCATATCATTAACACCAGATCAATTAAAAGCTTACAGTCAGATGAAAGAGCTAGCTTTAGCCAATGTAAAAGGCAAGATGTCTACAACTGCAACAGTTCTAACTCAACTTATGAGATTGCAGCAGATAACTTGTGGTAATTTTGTGGCTGATGATGGCACTATGGTTGACCTGGACACTAATAGGCTACCAGAACTTATGGATGTATTAGATGAAGTTGAAGGTAAGGTTGTTATATGGGCTCATTTTCAAAGAGACGTGCATAGAATTATAGAAGCCATACATAAAAAATTTGGTGAGAATACTTTTGTTGATTATTATGGGCTTACACCTCAAGAAGATAGACAAAAAAACATTAAGAAGTTCCAAGATCCCCGGTCCCCGGTTAGATTTTTTGTAGGCACGACTCAAACAGGTGGTTATGGTATCACGTTAACCGCTGCATCAACCATGATATATTATTCAAATGGTTATGACCTAGAAAAACGACAACAATCAGAAGCTAGAATAGATCGTATCGGACAAGAAAAACCCATGACTTATGTAGACATTATCTGTGAAGATACGGTAGATGACAGGATTGTAAAAGCTTTACGTAAAAAAGTAGATATTGCAACTCAAATTATGGGTGAAGAATTAAAAGACTGGATCTAGACTATGTCTTTTGCTTTACCAAGTATCGGTTTGTATTTGGTTTTACCCTCAGACTTATAAGCCCACAAATATGAAGCTCTAGGTTGGTTTGATATCCAGCTACAATGTATCCACCCGCTATTAGGTTCACCCGGAGTATAGAACTCGAGAATGAGCTGATCTGGCTGGAGGTTGGATTTAATCCAATCAAAAAGTTCAGCGTTGTCAACTCCAACACATTCGAAGTCTGCGGCCTCAGCTTTAGCATGCTGTGAATTTACAGAGCTACCTATCGCTGCACATAATTCTGGGCTACGGTATCCGCTGGTCACCTTTACCCTGCCAAAATGATCTCGTACTGGTTGTAAAATATTTTCACATAATGCTTTTAATTTATCTATTTGATCTGCATTAGGTTCATTGTCAATGCCCTTACGTATTGCTGTGTCTGATTTGGTTAATTCCTGAAGGGAGAAATTCCGTGAAAGCTGCATAATTTTATTTCATTACTAAAGCAAATATAACGTACGCCATGCCTGAGATTAATGCTCCGGTAGATACTAATAAAATACTTTCTACTCGATTGATTTGATGTTCGAGTTTATGTATTTTGTCATGTGTTTGCTTTTGCATTATTCTGCAAAGCTTCTCATGATCCTCTATTTTTTGTAATGCGTTTTTAGCCATTTGGAAATAGTGTAGCAAATCGTTGTGCGTTTGTCGAGTTAGTTTGTTGTACTTGTGAAGATAAAAGATTACCATCAATTGGTGCTGTAATAACGTTTCCTTGCATGTTTGCAGCGTCAGCTCCACCTGGTTTTGGTAGTAGTGGGTTTTCAAAAAATGGAAAATTACCTTCAGTTAATTTAATTCTAAACATTTGGTTTCTTATGTTAAACAAAACATTAGCTGCAGCTCTAAATGGATTTTCATAAGAAGGGTCTTTTATTCGTATTTTTCTAGTGTCGTCATCAAATTTTTTTATAACACCATCTGATACACCAAACGGAACAAATCTTTCACCCTCCAAATTAGCTAGATCACTTTTTGTTAAACGTGTTGTGCTATCATAAAATTCTCTTCCTTCTAACCCTAATAGTTTTGCTGCATCGATGTCAGCTTTCATTTCTTTTCTAACACCAAACAAAGCTCTGTTTGCATTTAAGTATGCATCGATAACTTCGTATGGCTTTATTCGACCGCCTTTCAATGTTACACTTGTAAATAATTTTCTAGAGTCACTAACACCATTATTGTAATCAAAAATTTTATATTGAATACTTTTAGCGGGATCTAACTCTACTGCTCTGAATCCAAATAATCCTGCAAACTCTGGACCAAATTCATAAGTTTGACCATATTCATCGAACCTGTCGTCCCCTCCAATAAGTTTTTTAACTCCAGGAAATTTAGTAACCACATCAACTTCTTTTATGGACCTATCTATTCTTGCTAATTGATTTAATGAAAATGGCATTTGTGCCTCTACTAAATGAGCCATAATTTTTGAAGCTTTAGTTCCAGGTAAATCTTCAGGGTTAAATACTTCAGATCCTGATCTTGTTCTACCACCTCTTGCAATAAGATCTAATACTGCTTCTGTCCAAATAGATTCACTAATAAATGGTTCACCTATTTCTCTCATACCAATAAATGAGCCTAATATAAAATCATCTATCATGCCGTTATTATCTTTTTCTCCAGCAGCTACTTGGTTAATTACAGATTGTATGGGTCTAATTAAGGTATCGTATGCATTGGCATGACTAAAATCTACGTATTTAAACTTACCAGTTTCCTTATCTTTTATAGGTATAATAGTAGAGTTTTTAGACCAATCAGCTACATATCTTCTAATAGCTTGTACTTCATCATCGGTTACGTCGTATAACGTTTTACCTAGTTCTACAGCACCTGCAGGAACAGCTGCAACAGTTGCACCAAAACCAAACAATCTTTGATACCCTATTCTTTGAAAAGGTTTAATGACTGTACCATCTGCTTTTGTAACTGTGCCGTTGATTTCACTCAAAGCTCTTCGAACAATATTTGTGCCAGTTCTTAATATCTCTGCAGGAAAAGATACAAAGTTTCCAATCGGTGCCTTTCTTAAACCTTGTATAAACTCTGATACATAATCATAGTTTGGTATATTATTTTTAACAATATCTGCTGCTTCTTCTTTTAAATATCTTTCAAAGTTTTTATTGTTTGGTCTAAATACTCTTTGTACGCCGTTTCTATCTGTAAATATTTCTCCTACTTTTAAATTTCTAGCAAGTGCTGCACCTATTCTATCTTTTTCAACAGCAAAAGAATATATTTTCCAAAAGTCATCCTCAGCTGTATATAAATCTTGTGACACAGATTTTAATTTTGACAGAGGTTTTAATAATAATCTCATACCTTTGTCTGTTGTCATGGTAGAACCAAAGTTTACATCTTCCATTAGTCTTGACAAGTCCCCAAGTCTAACGTTTGAGTTTACGACACCAAGTTCTAATAGTTCTTCATAAAACTCATTTTGTCTTCTTGTGCCTTTTAATGGTGTTTGTAATGCTTGATATGCATTTTTAATTGCTTTTGCTTTTAATGGATTTAATGGAAGTATACCATTTGCTGCTGCAAATGCTCCAGCACTTACAAAATTACGTAAGTGTGTTACCGGAGATAAAATTGTTTTTGCAATCTGTGATGTAGCCTTTGGATATAATATTAAATTATTATAAACTTGTGTAAGAAAACTAGGGTCTTTTGTTACAGTAGATGTTTCTTCTAATGCATCTGCTACACCTCTTAACGCGTATTTACCATTTAGTGGGTTAACAACACCGGCTTCTAATTTTTTACCCAGATCAATTCTAATTTGTTTTATGTCAGTGCCAAGTGCATCAACAGCTTCATCGTAAGTATCGTATACCATACCTCGTTTGCCGCCAGCTTTTAATGCATCCGACTCTTGTATGATGTTATCAAAAAATACATTACGTCTTGATATTACAGACAACTTAGATGTGCCTGCTAAAATAGTTTGCATAGGGTTTTTATTTTTACCTAATAGATTTTCAAACACTTCTCTGTCTGCTTGTTTAGTTATGTTAGCTATGTTGATTGTACCGTTAAAATCTGCAACATCTTTCATGGCAGTTTTGCCTGCAAAGAATGTAGGTATTTTAAAAAATGGATCGTTTGGTTTGTCCATTTTAAAACCACTAGGAAGTTTAGCGGTATCTATAATTGATTTAACATACCCTTGTGCCTGTTCCCTGGTTACTGTTTTACCTTGTTGTTTACCTGTTGCAATAAATAAGTCCTCTGTTGCTTTGATTGCTTCTCTTGACGGTGTGTAAGATAGGAATGGTAAAATAGATTTATTTTGAAATACTTCGTATGTTGAACCAAGATAGTTTTTAAATTTTGTACCAAATAATTTTTTAAACTCTGCTAATTCTTTGTCTTCAAGTCTGCCACCTAACTTAGAAAATAAATCTTGCCATCTGTTTCTTATAGCGTTGATGTTAGCAAATAGTTCTGTTTCTACTTCTGTTGCTTTTTTACCATCTAAGTGTTTTCTAATAGTATCAGATACTTTAAATTTTTTCTTTGAAGGATCTAGAAATTCAAATGTAACCCTGCCTTGTTTATCAATAGTTGGTTTACCTGATGTCAGTAAATCATTTACTTCTTCTAAAAATATATTTCTGTTTTTTGCAGACTGTGCATTAGCCACAGTTCTCCACGCAGGAAATACAGAATCAATTAATCTATCTGTATCTCTAGATATATTTTTAGCAACAATAGTATCTCCAGATCTTAAACCTTTTTCCGCTCTTTCTAATTTAAAAAACTCCTCTGTTTTTTTACCTCTTGCTCTTAACGCACCACCAATCTTATCGTAAAACTTATCTAATAAATCATTACTATATTGTAATTCATTACCTCTCTTTGCAAGATTTTTTATAATAGCACCAGTTCCACCAAGCACACCAGTAAACAAAGCACCTTCTGTTCCAAACTTTACTCTGTTTATAATGTCTCTCATTGGATCATTGGACCCATCTTCAGCTCTCTCTAATTCTGTAAAACCACCTAAAGCATCACCTAACGTACCTGCGTTTTCTACGTCACCAATAAATACACCTTCTGCAATACCACCAGCTGTTGTGCCTGCAAAAAACTTTGCGGCTTTGCCTTTTTTATTTAGTTCAGCAGCAACGTCTGCACCTTTTTTTAATTTTTTACCAGCATCTCCTGTAATTTTAAAATAATTACCAGCCTTCTTTGCTCTGACTGCAGCGTTGGCTAAACTAGATCCAACTTTAAAACCTACACCACCTGGCACACCAACGTTTACTAAAAGCTCTGCAATCTTACCTGCAGTTGTTGCTTCTGCCATTTCATCTAGTTCTGTTAGATCGTCAAAATATCTTTCTATCTCTGCTGCTTTATCTGTATCGTTTACAAGATCATATATACTTGCACCTAAAGACATTACACCTTTTGGTATTTGTATAAGTCCTGAGCCTAAACCTGCAAAGATAGATTGTAATGTACCGATGTCAGAATAATCTTCTGCATCTGGTCTTAATTCTGTTTCTGTTTCTTGTATTGTGAGGTTATCATCTACGCCTAATATTCTAGCCATGGCTACCTCCTTATCTTACTGGTTTCAATAAAACTTCATCACTGTTTGGATCTTTATAACCAACAAATATTTTTTGATCAAAGACAACATATTGTCCATCTTTTGCTTCGTAAGCCGCAATAGTTGTTTGATCTGATTTATCAAACACCGCGTCTACTTTTTCACCTGAAGCTCTAATTGCATCAGCTAATTGATTCGGTGACGCAAAGCCACCTTGTGATCTGCTTGTTACTTTAAATATATTTTCTGAAACAGTAGTTGTTTTATTAGCATAATCTAAAGCTTCTTCGTCAGTCATTTTTAAAGTATTCTTAGCAAATTTAAAATCTTTAGTTCTTACAGAATCAGCATACTTTGTAGGACTAATTTTTTCTTTTTCTTTTAATATTTTTATTTGATCTTCTATTTTATCACCTCTTCTTCTTTGGTATTTTTTCTCTTCTAGCCCCATTTCATATTCTTTTAATGCAGCAGCTTGTTTAATTTTACCTGCCTCTCCGTAAGGATCTTGAGCTCCTGCAGCAAATGCAGCATCTAAGGCACCCTGGACCCCACCTTCTGTTAATCCTCGTCTAATAGCCTCTATGAGCTGGTAATTGCCTCTTTTGACAGCTCTGTCGTAGCCTAGTTTCTGTAATAATTCGCTATCTGCTTCTGGTTGTTTTTTGTCTGTAGGTGCTCTTTTTAACATGCCCTCTTGCATTTTTGTTATATAAGTTTTGTTATCTTCACTATCACTGCCTGGAACTCCTCTTCTTAACGACCCCTCTTGCATTTTTGCTATGTAAGTTGGGTTATCTTCAATATCGCCCTCTATAATTTCTTCTTCAGAAAAAGCAGCACCGCCTCCTTGTGGAGTATCCACTTTTGGTAATTTACTTAAAATATCTTTTTTTAATGCTGTAGAAAACCCTTTTTTACCACCAGTAAATAATCTGTTAGACAAATCTCCCTTTATACCTGCTTTTGCATAATCAAAAATATCAGATGAAAATATAGATTGACCTGGTTTAAACAAATTTTCATATGAGTATTGATCTGTTACCGTTCCATCTTGGTAAAAGTTTTTTACATCGGGTCGTAATATTCCAGGTATTGTAGTCTCACTAGGTGGAGGTGTTACAAACATTCTTTTTATAAAGTCGTCATAATCTTGTTTAGTGTATGCGCTAGTTCCAAAAGCACCATCTTGATATGCTCTTCTTGGTTCTTCAATACCATCCATGATCCCTTCTTTAATAGGGCCACCCATTCTAAACATCGGTCTATTTAATGGTTTCATTAAGTTCCTCTTACTGCTCCATAAATATTAGCAAACAAGTTACCAATACCAAGAGCGTTAGACAAAGCTTGACCAAAAGGATTTGGTGTTTGTGTTGGTACAGAAGGTGTTCCAACACCGCCAGATAGTCCAGTTAATGCTGTGCCATATCTCTCTAATCTTCCGTATGGTTCTAATGCACTTGCTTGTTCTGCTTGTTGTGTTGCTGTTAATTTTGCTTGATCTAGCCCTTGTCTTAATGCACCAAGAGATCCTAATGCAGAAATATCTTGACCCATTCCTTGTCTCATAAAATTAGATAAACCAAACTGTTGGCCAGCTAAACCAGCTCTAGCACCCGCTAATGCCTGTTGTTGTTGAAATGCTTGTCCTCTTCTAGCCGCTGCATCTGCAAAACCTTGTGCTCTTAATTGTGCTTCAAGTCCTGCTCTACCTAATGCAGTATCGGCTCTAAACTGTCCTTCTAATGCACCTTGTCTACCACCACCAAATGCTCCTTGTGCTACTGCTGCATCTGCAATATTTTGCAAACCTGTCTGTCTTGATAAATCAAATTGTCTTAATGATTCATCAATAACTTGTTGTTGAAACGGTGATTGAAATGCTGCAATTGATCCAGCCCCGGTCCCTGCTCCAGTGCCCGCGAACTGTTGTAAGCCAGCCACATCTTGACCTGCTTGTGTTATAGCTTGTTGTGCAGAAGATAAAAATGGTGCAAAGCTACCTACACCTTGTTGTGCAATTCCTATGGCCTGTGTTTGTAATGGATCGAGTCCAGCTACAAACTGTGGACCCATAAAAGTTTTTGGATCTAATTCCGCCCCGTAAGATGTTTTTGCCTGTTGGGCAAAATCTATTGCAAAATCTTTTAAATATTCTGGTAATGCCATTATACTACTCTATTTTCTAGTTCCTTCATTGTGTTATACATTTTTTGTGCACCAGCTTTTATACTGCCGTTGCCAGCACCTCTAACAGCGTCAGCTGTCATCACAAATTCATTTTTACTTAATCTTGCAGGTACGTCATCTGCTTTTTCTTTTGCTCCAATTGGAACAAAACCACCCTCTGCCCTGAAGTCCATTTCTAAACCACCTAAGTTCATAAGTCCACCTTGTTTTTTAGGTGTTCTAACTTGAACACCACCTGTTGGATAATCAAACTTATTAAACCCTGCTGGTGTATCATAACCTTTTACTTTTGATTCTGGAACTGATCCACCTTTTTGTCTTCGTGTTCTTAAAGCCACTGCTAAATTTCTATCAAATTCTTCATCTTCATCCTCACCAGCTGCTAATCCCCCTTGTTTTGCATAAAAGTTTCTCATTACATATTCTTTTCTAGGCATAAACATTAAATTTTCATCACCATAATTATAAAAATCTCTAGCTCTTTGATTTAATGCAACTATACTTTCTGGTGTATTTACAATATCTATTATCTCTTCTTCATCTTCTTTAGGTGCTAATAATCCCGGTGCTAAGAAAGGTAATGCAGCACCAAGTGCACTAGCTGTTAAACCAGCTCTACCTAAATTAAATTCACCACCTTTAAATAATAATGGGTTTCTTGTGCTGAAAAATGATCCCAGACCTTTTCCTAAATTAGCTCTACTAAAAAATCCTTGTGCTAATGGGTTAAAGCTTCCAGATCCTAAAGCTCCTAAACCATAAGCCCCTAAACCCCCTAATATAGCAAGTTTACCTATAGGACTTTTAGCAATTTTTTTTACGCCTTTAACAGCTTTCTTAATCGGTCTAGTTATTTTTCTAACTAAACTTCCTAATCCATATAACTGTCGGGGTTCTTGCATTCTAGATATAGCCATATTTTTACCTTAATTTATCGTTTTACTTTGTTTTACTTAGTAAATCAAGAGGTGGCATGATCACTTTTACATCTTGAGCCATCTCTTCTGGCTTATAACCCTTGGCTAGCCAGTCTTTTTTCTCTTTAAAAACCTCACCTGTCTCTTTGTGTCTATAAGTTTCTTCTACTTTTGCGTTTAATATTTCCATTAGTCTGTCTTCTCCTTTAATATATTGAGATAACTAATACCAAATACAACTCCATCAGATACCGTACCAGCTGTTGTGTAGGATAATTTAGTGCCTCCCTCTACTATTAAAGGTAGACTAAGTATTTCTACACTAGTGGCTGTTGCAAGTTGTTGAGTATTAACAATCTCAAAGTTGTTATTTTTAATTGTAACTGTTGGTGTATTAGATCCTGATTTATTAGTAACTCTTAATGATCTTACTATTATAGTTTCATTAACAGTTGGTTCTAACATATCTACAGATTCTGCAGCTGTAGTAGTTTTACCATAAAATTTATATTGGTTTACTATTGCCATTATGCATCTAAGAAAAAGCTTTTAGCTTCTATCTCTTGTTTTACCTCATCTTGAAAAGAAGAATTTAATTTTGTTATTACACCATCTAAATCCCTGACTAGTGATTGTAGATTTTCTCTACGATATTCATCTTCTGCTCTTGTTAATGATTGTACAATTTTAGCCATAATTAAAATCCTAGTATTCCTGCTAGTCCACCTTTTGCCATAAAAGGTCCATAGCTTCCTTTACCTGGATTTGTAAATCCACCACTCTGTCCTTTTCCAGATCGATCCGGTCTGTCTTCACGTATAGATCTTTGAGTAGGTCCACTTGGATCAAAACCATCTCGGTCTTTATCTCTACCTAAATCTTCAAGTCTTTCTCTTTCAACGGCTTCATCTCTTTGTTTTTTTGCTATTCTCTCTAATTCTTTTCCTTGCAGTTTATTAACATAATCAATTACTTGAGTTTTACGAAAATTATTTCTTCGTCCTAAAGCCTCTAAAGTTGCAGGGTCTAAACTTAATAAATCTTCTTCAGAATATCCAAAATTTTTAGCTATGTCACTTATCTCATTTCTCATACGTTCTGAATAACTTGTAGTGTCACTAAACGCAGTTTTACCACCAGTAAATACACCGAACTGATCTCTCATTCCTGTAGCTCCAAACCCAACATTATCCACTGCAAATCTATCTGTATCGCTTCTGTCTGTATTTCCACCTATTGCAGATAATATACCAGTAAGAGTAGGTATTTTTTCTAACGCTTTTTGAAATGTTCCTGGAGCTCTAGCTGCTGCAAAATTAGATTGTGCTCCTCCAAACCTTTTAAAAATATTTCTAAGATCAGTGCCTATACCTGTGCCAGGTAACATTTCCATTCTTGAATCATACATGTCGGCTATCTGTCCTAACGTAAGACCACCTAACCCTTGTTTGCCATCAAAAAATATTCCTTCATTTAAATTAGAATCAAATAAACGACCTCCGGGTGTAGTGGATGGACCTAACTGAGTTTGCATATAATCTCTTGGACCCGCTCTCATAACCTGCCCCTGTGGTCCAAATTCAAAACCTAAAGCTAAAGGATTAATTTCATATCTTCCTGTTGGACCATACTCTTTTGCAAGCGCACGTCCTTTGTCATCAAACCTGGGGGTTACTTGATCATAAGTAAGTCTCTCATCATCTCTACCCATTTGCACAGGTAAAGTAGATACACCCCCTCCACCACCTCCATCTTCTTCGTCTTCAGGTAAAACAAAAGGGTTTGCTAAATATTTTTGTAGAGGTAAATATAATATACCTGCATCTCTTATTTCTTGATCTGTAGCCATTACCTTCTACCTCCTGGATGTATGTCTAATCTAAAAGTACCTAATTTCCAATCTTGACTTGTAGACGTGTTTGCAACTTTTAAAGCTATAGATCTAGCTCTTAATCTTGTATCAACTTTTGTTGTAGAAGGAGTGGATGTAAAATTTGTAGTAGTTGGTGAGCTATTTGGAAAATCTCTGGTTTGAAAACTAATTTGAGTATCTCCTGTTTGAGATATAAAATCCGGTATAAATCTACTTATTCTCATTATAAACTCTCCATCTCCTCTAAGATCAGGTGTTCCAACTGTTTGTCCTCTAACAGTTCTTTGTGTAATATCAAAATCTCCAGAAACAATATTCGCCAAAACTGCTGTAATTACTCCTCCAGCGTTGATTTGATCGGTCCCTGTTTCTTGCTGATAGTATATAGTACAACCGTCCGTATTACCAGTAACATCGTAAGAAGTATTACTAGTAGGATCATAAAACGTTGCGTGAGGTCTATCAAAAACAGCGGAATCTTGCCATGCTGCTCTTGGAAGTGTACCAGTAGTCCATATGGGACGTTTTGGTGTTGAATCTAAATAGTTATATGTAACCACCCTATCAATTTGATCAGATGATTCCGTGCAATAAAACCAGCTTACTTCGCCAAATAAATTATTTAAACCTGCATTAATAAGATCTCTAGATGTAGCATTTATATCGTCATACACATGATCCTCTACTAAGCATGGCATAGATCTTAATTGACCATCATATTGAAAAAACCCATTTTCAGACATCCAATAAGCCGTGCCATCAACCTCTATACAAGCGTTCTTTCCAAACAATCCACAGTTTGTACCCACTTGTTCAAATGAGAAAGTAAATGGTTGACCTACAAATTTCATAAGGAACAATGCTGTATCTGTCCAAACATAAATTGCATCTCTACCTCTAATGGCTCCCATAATTTCAGACCCATCTGCAAGTCTTTGTGTGCCAGCTGTATTGGTGGCGGTAACTGTATATGCATTAGTTCCAGAAATATTTTCTTGATCAGAAAATCTTATAAACATATCATCTTGTGTTGATTGGTCACCAACAGTAGTTTCAGTTCCAAAAAATACTAAGTGTCTATCTGGAGTAGATACTAATACGTGTCTAGATTTAGTAGGTGCATTGGCTATAATAGTTGCTCTGTTTCCTGTAGCATTTGCTGCTGCAGCATCCCATTCAAAACATTGTCCATTATAAATTAAAGCAATTAACTTTGTTCCAAAGTTATCCAATATCCATAAACCTGGGTCAATTGTAAAGTCAGAAGAAGATGGATCACCCCAAGCAACAAACTTAGAAATGTCTGTTACTGTAGCACCGGCGCTGTGCCCTGCCTTAGTTGTGCCGTTAACCTCTCTAGCACCACCACTTAAAATATTTGTTGTAGTATTGTTTGCTGTAAAACTTATATCTTCTGATCCTATTCTAATTTCTCCAGCAGATGGAAATGCTGCGGAGTTAGCTAAAGGTATGTCTGTTACTGTATCATTAATTGTAGACGCTAGAGTTGTAGTGGCAGCCCCTAAAGCGGTACCAGACCATAAACCTGTACCCCAACCAAAACCACCTAATTGTTGAGCTGGTCCTACAGTGTAATACATTAAAACAGATGCCGATCCAGCTGCACTTAAAGGTGTGCCTGATTCTGCAGTTGCCATAGTTATGGTAAATGTTGTAGTGGTTGGCACAGAAGTAACCATAAATTTATTATCTTCAAAAGTGGCGTTAGTAAATGTTGAACCACTTAATCCTGTTACACTATCAAATAAAACAATATCGTCTTCTTGTAATCCATGAGTTGATCCTAGAGTTATTGTAACAGTTGTTGATGATGAAGTGCTAGTAAAATTAGCTCCTGTTATTGTAGCTCTTATAGGATGTATGTCATAAAAAGTTCCACCAGAGTATATGTATAAAATTCTATTAGTTCCAAGTGCAGCATATTTAATACCTGCATTATCATCAAAGTGGTGAATAGCTCTGCCTGCTCCAGTAAGTTTGTCTTCTCCTAACTGTTGCCAACCACCTATTTTTTCTGGTGAGCCGTATCTAAATCTAACATTATCACCATCAAACCATTGGCCCTCGGCCCCGGTTTCTGTGACTTGTTTGTTGAATCCTGGTAAAAACCCTAATTTTTGTAACATATAAAAACCCGTTTATCAGGTGTTATATCAGATTGTAAGTGATTTCAATAGATTTTAAGCAGAGGGACTGTGTGGTGGATAATCCCCCTGCAAGCCTAGTGTATAGACTATTTTTTTGGTTCTGTCAACTTTGTGCCTTTAAACCATGCAGGTAAACCTATCATAGGTCTTTTATCTAAAGTATTTTCTTTTGCCATTTTAGATCCTGTTTTGTTGTAGTGTAAAAATACTTGACCACAATCTTTACCTTTAAATTCTTCTCGCCAATGCTCTAAATCACAACCAGAGTATATTAACATATCACCTGGTTTTAAACTTATCTTAATTCCTGCTTGACCTTTTTTACCTGTAGGATCTAAATATATTGGCCAATCATCACCACCTAGATTTAATGTTGTGGATATCTCACATGAATATCTATCTTTGTGTCTAGCTAACACATCACCTTCTTTATATATTCTTGCATAAGAATATGTAGGACTTAATTTTAATCCAGTGTGTTTTTCCATAACAGGTTTTACTTCTTGTAATAAAGTTTCCATGGCTATGTCACCATAATGTGAATAAGTATTTGGAACTTGTTCATCATTCCATATACCAAAGTATTCTGTAAACGGTGATATATATCTTGTATCAAATAAAACTTTAGCTACATTTCTTTTATTTAAAAAATATTTGTAAACAAACTCTGCTAATTCTTTTGATATTGCATTTTTTAAAACACTATATTTATTTTTTTTGAACGACATTTAAAACTCCTTTCGGTATTGCTTGGCAGTTCCAATGTATAAACCTAAATGGTTCATACCCCATATCAACGATATATTGATGTGGCATGTATGATGGAAAAAATATCATTCTGCCTGGTTGTACTTTATAATTAATTTGTGAGGTTGCATATGTAATTTTTGATTTATCTTTTTCTGGTAAAAGATTCATAATATTACCTGGTCTTGGGTCTTCAAATAATGGCATAGATGTTCTTTCACTAGCTTTTAAAAAATAAAAACCAGACATATGACCATTCCAATGTGTGTGTAAAGTATGGTGTCCTCCTCCTTGTTTAGCAAACTCTTGCACCCACATTTCTGTAGTAAACACTTGATAATTAGTTAAATCAAAACCCATTTCTAATAATAAATTGTTCGCAGTTGCACCAATATAATCTTGCAATTCTTTAAATTTAGGATCACCAATTAAAGATGTTGAGTGAAACACATGACCCATATCTCCTTTATCTCCAAACTGTTTATTTCTTTTATCTATATTTTCTTTTAAATTTTTTTGAGATTGTTTTATATATTTGTCAGATGCTTTATTTAATTTTTTTACAAACTTAGGTTCGTCGGCCCACCATATTGGACATTTAAAATATTCTTCTAATTGTAATTGTTTTGGAAAACTCATTTGTAAGGCCATCCTAAATTCCAAATAACTAAACTATGTCTTGTTCCTTTTTTAACCGGACATACTCTGTGCCAAACAAAACCAGGAAACACAACTAAAGATCCTTTAGGTAGTATCTCTGTGCATTTTCTAATATTAGGTTTTTTATCTGGATCTTTATCTCTAAAATCAAATTCTAATTCACCACCTTTATAATCTTTTGGATCTGATAATGTTACTGTTACAGATAACTTTCTTATTTTACCGTTTGATGGATCATTACCCTCTCTCATATATGGTCTATCCCAACCATCACAGTGCCAATCATAATATTGTCCTTTTTCATATTTTGTAAATTGACATGATTCTGAAAAGTCCCATTGAAAATTCCAACCTGCGTTTACATTTGCTTGATGAATATATGGTTGTATTTCTCTATAGATCCATCTATCACTCATCCAAACAATATTAGAATCTCTTTTCTTTTTTAAATCTTTTATTTGTTTTTGATTTAATTTTTTTGCATCACCATAACCACCGGTAACTGCCATTTGATCTTGTAAAGATTTTCCATATTTAACAATATCATCACAAATCCTAGCAGGAATTGCTGATTGAAAATACCAATAATAATTTGTTAGGTTCATCTTTCTATATCTTTCTTATATCAATCGTTAAGAAATTGTCAATGTTCCAGAAACTGTAAATGTAGCTATTTTATCCCCACCAGCTGTTGATGTTGAATTAGTTCCAGGTGAAACTGATAAAGTTGCAGCACTAGGTAATCTCACAATAACTGTTCCTGATCCACCTGCTCCACCAGAACTATTAGGTGCAGCTCCACCACCACCTCCACCACCAGTATTGGCTGTACCTGCTTGTCCAGTGCTGCTTCCTGAGCCTCCAGATGCGTTGTTACCAGCACCTCCAGCTCCACCGCCTCCTGCTGTAGCTCCAGGAACTACAATATGTCCTGCAACTCCGGATGTTTTTGCAAACTGAGGAAAACCAGCTCCACCTCCACCTGATGCTCTAGTTACACATGAACCTGTAATATTATTTGCTACACCTGCACCACCAGCACCTGAAGCACCTTGACATCCAGGGTTAGTCGCTGCGTTACCACCAGCACCACCAGCACCTCCACCACCTCCAGCAGCATAATTCAATGTGCCTGTTGTAGCAGCACCATTACCACCAGGGTTTCCTTGAGGTGGATCTGTTGGAGGAGCATTTCCTGTACCTCCCGTACTAGTGCCTTCTGCGTTACCACCGGCACCTGAACCACCAGGTTGGTTAGTTGGTATGGCACCTGAACATCCATTAGACGTTCCGCCTCCCTCAGAAGTAATTGTAGAAAATGTTGAATCGTTTCCTCTTGTAGAACAAGTTGAACCTGGAGCACTTGAGCCACCACCACCCACTGTTACTGCAAAACATCCTGTGCCTAAAAATAAACTATTGCCTTGTAAGGGTGAAGGTCCAAATCCTGAAGCTCTGTATCCTCCAGCTCCACCACCTCCCATGATTCCACCACCTCCAGATCCTGATCCAGCTCCGCCACCTGCGATTACCATATAATTTACATCAAAACCAAACGTTGGCCATGTTCCTTGAGACTTGGCACTAAATTGACTTTGCATTGACCACACACCACTTGCTTTGTTTAATTCTTTTACGATAACCACCCCTGAACCACCTGATCCTGAATTTCCTCTAGTATTTTCACCACCTCCACCACCGCCACCAGTGTTTGTTGTTCCTGATCCTGCTGTAGGAGTGCTTGGTCCTGAACCAACTCCACCACCACCTGGTCCACCAGCACCGCCAGCTCCACCACCTGGTCCGTCACCTGATCCACCACCGCCACCAGCAAATACTCCACTATTAGTTAAAGTTGTTCCTGGATATAAAGGACTTACGTCTTTTCCATTACCGCCAGCTCCACCATTTGAACCTGATCCTGGATTAGAAGAACCGGCTGATCCAGCTCCGCCTCCGCCTCCACCACCATTACCACCACCTCTAACAGGTGAACCTGGATTACCTTGTCCTGGAACTCCTGCACCTCCACAACCTCCAGCATTTCCTACACCACCACCTGATCCACCAGCTCCTCCAGGTGCACAAACAAAACTTGATGCTCCACCACCCGATCCTCCACCACAAGCAGTTTTAGTTCCACATGATGCAACTAAGGTTGAATTAGTTCCAGTAGTTCCTTGAGATAATGTCGGTGAATTTATAGATGCTCCACCTCCACCTACTGTTACTGGAAAAGGACTTGATACAGGAAGATTAGTTTGACATAAAACACCACCAGCACCAGCTCCTCCACCAATATCCGCTCTAGCACCGCCACCACCACCTGCAACTATAGTTGCATTAATAATTCTTGTACCTGGTTGTATAGTTACTGTGGATGAAGAAGTTTTTTCTGTAACAGTACACTTTCCAAACGAACTTTTATTCGTTTTTCCAATTATACCACCGTTTGCTGAACCCGATTTATTTCTGGGCATTTGAGTCTCCTATTCGGACACCCAAGCTGAGCCATTCCAATTATATTTGGTAGGTGTTTCCGATTCGTCGTTTGATTTAGTTGCTTCCCAACCTGTTGTGTTGTCAGCGTTATATTTTGTTTCGTTCCATTCAATTAAATATCTAACATCACCTTCTTCAGTGATTGTTGGATAAGTTATTGGTGCTTGCCAATCGTCACTTGCATCTAATGACCATGATGCATGGGGTTGTTGTGCTAAAAATTTATCTTTTACAGGATCGTATACCATTCCAATTCCTGCATACATTTTTCTAAAATTGTTATTGTAAGAAGTTTGTTTCCAAATACCACCATTAAAAAAATTAATACACCATGTTTCTCCATCCTGGTGCATATCATTTTCTCCTAATGGTCCAGCTGCAGTAGTAACATCGTTACCCACCACAACAACTCTTTCTACAATTTGATGTGTATCTGTAGTAAAACCTGTTGGATCTACTTTTGTTTTTAATTCTGCAAAATGTGCCATATTATTACTCCTTAAATTTATATTTTATATTTTAATCTTAACTAATTGTCAACGTTCCAGATACAGTAAATGAAGCTACTTTACAGCCTCCTGCTGGACTTGGTAATGTTGCTACACTATTAGTTCCTGGTGCAACGCTTACTGTGCTTGGTCCTGGTACACGTACTACGACTACTCCTGAACCACCTTGACCTCTACAACCACTAAACCAGTTTGCTCCACCTCCACCACCAGTGTTTGCAGTACCATCTGATGCACCAGTAGGTCCACCTGCTCCTCCACCACCAGCTCCACCTGATCCTGCACCACCAGGTCCAGCTCCACCTCCACCACCAGCGTAAGTTACACAAGAATTTGTTATATTATTAGGTGCTCCTGCACCTCCGTTACCACCAGTTCCATTTCCTGCGTTACCTCCAACAGCAGTTGCTCCACCACCTCCACCACCAGAGGCTCCTGCTCCTCCACCATTATTACCTTGAGGAGGGTCTACAGGAGGTGTATTACCACTTCCTCCAGCACCAGGACCTGAAGTTCCACCTCCACCTCCTGATCCTCCATCTTGATCAGGCCCAGCAGAAACAGCGTTAACACCTCCACCACCACCTGCTGATGTAATAGTAAAGAAACTAGAATCATTACCTTTTCCTGCAGCTCCACCTGCACCAATAACTACGTCATAAGTAAAACCTGATTCCAAACTTAATGCGCTTCCTCTTAAAGGAGAAGGTCCAAAACCTGATGCTCGATAACCTCCAGCACCTCCAGCTCCACCACCTCCAGCTCCACCACCTGAGGCAACTACTAAATAATTTGCTGTAATAGGACTAGGTGAAAAATCTGTAACTCCTAAAGTTCCTGAAGCCGTAAATCTTGCAACAAATTCACCTGCACCTATGTGAGATACACTTCCTGCACATCCAGGACTAGCTGTGAAAGTAACTCCCGTAGCTGAACCTGCTCTTGCGACAACGATACCTGAACCACCACTTCCAGCGCAACAAGTAGGGGAGGCGTTGGCATTAGATGCACCTCCTCCACCGCCAGTGTTAACAGTTGCATTTCCACAATTTGTCCCCGCAGCACCTCCACCACCAGCTCCACCACTTGCAGTAGGTCCAGGGTTTGGATTATGAAATCCTCCAGCTCCACCACCAGCGTAACATGTCGTTGTTCCTGTAATTGCATTAGGTGCTCCTGCACCTCCAGGACCTGCAGCACAAACACTTAAAGCTGGACTACCAGCAGCAGTCGCTCCACCTCCACCAGCACCAGCTTGTCTCGATGGTGATGGTGATGGAAAACTTCCAGCGTTTCCAGCATTACCTTCAGGAGGATCAAACCCCCCTGCATTACCTGCTCCTGCTGATCCTGTTGGGTTTCTACCTTGACCTCCACCACCAGATCCTCCAGGTTTACCTCCTGGACTTGGAAAGGCTCCTTCACCTCCTCCACCTCCAGTAGATGTTATTGTTCCAAGAATTGAATTATTTCCAGGAGTCCCGTGTTGTGCAGAACTACCACATGAACCACCAGCACCACCCCCACCAACTGTAATTGTATAACTTCCTAAACTTAATTCTTGCGCTGATCCTTGTAATGGACTTGGTCCAAAACCTGATGTACGATAACCTCCAGCTCCACCTCCACCACCTCGTCTTCCACCACCACCACCGCCAGCGACTACCATGTAATCTATTGATGCTTCTCTCTTAGGCCATTGACCTTCTTCAGTTAAATCTATTTGTTCATTAAGACTCCAAACTCCTGAAGCCTTGTCTAATTCTTTTACAACAACTACTCCTGGTCCACCAGCTGCTCCAGCTGCGGGTCCTCCACCGCCACCACCACCTCTATTAGTAGTTCCAGCAGATCCAGATCCTCCAGGATGACCACCAGCTGCTCCACCTGTTCCACAAGGACTTGCTGCCCCTGTTGCGGACGATGGTCCTGAACCACCTCCACCACCTGCGTAAGAAAGAGAAGAACCGCTGATGCTAGAAGATTTACCAACACCTCCAGTCCCAGTTCCAGGTTGCGATGGTGCTGATGCAGCTCCACCTACACCTCCAGCTCCTCCACCACCTGCAGAAGTTGCAGTTGCTTGTCCTGTTGTTCCAGGATTAGGTCCTCCAACATTTCCAAAACCAAACGCACCAGAATCTCCTGGTTGACATGTTTGTATTGCTGCTCCAGGTACAGATGGATTTCTGTTTGCTCTAGCTCCACCTCCTGAACCACCATCATTTCCAGGGTTATTTCCAGTAGAACCAGTTCCACCGCCACCACCACCTTTTGCAGTTAAACAAAATCCAGTTGAATCACTTCCAGTAACACCTTTTGCAGCTGGGGGAGTAGGTCCACCGGCTCCACCACCACCAATTGTTACAGGAACTGTTCCACAAGCATTTATTGAATTTTTTTCTACGTAGCCTCCGCCACCTCCACCACCACCTTGGTCAGCTCCGCCACCTCCACCACCAGCAACAATTAAAGCAGAAACAACTCTAGTTCCAGGTTGTAATGTAACACATCCTGATGATGTTTTAGTTGTGACAGTATTTTTACCACGAGACGTTACGTTTACAGGTCCAATTATTCCGCCATTGCCAGCCATAATTTAAACCTCCTACACGTCGTCTATAGATTCATATGATATGAAAAGTTCTAAATCTGATGCTGCACCTGCTCCACCTTTAAGGATGTCTGTTTCCATCATGTATATTGGAGTGTCTAATACAACTAAAGTTGCATCAGCTGGGACAGATACTGTTTTTGCTAAATGAAAAGTTCCAGATGTATCAAAATTATCTACACCATCTGGAGTAAAGTTTGATTTTGTTATTGATAAAGTTAAGTCCGCTGCATTCGTACCATCTACGTTTGCGCATGTGATTCTATTTATTTTTATAACTTTGTTTGCTGCTACAGTCATTAAAGTTGTTGTAGTAGTTGCCGATAAAGCGAATCCTACCGATTCACCTTTAATACTAGTTACTGATACTATATTTGGATTTGCCATATTGTCTCCTTTTTAACCGAATACGATCGCCATTGCAATAGCTTTTCCTGTTGTTATACCTGCATCTGCGAATGATAACGTTCCAGCTCCATCAGAAACCAAAGCCTGGCCTGAAGAAGTAGCGTCTGCGTTAGGTAATGTTAATGTTACACTAGAACCTATGGTTGCTGGTGCTTTTAATGCAAAAAAGTTAGAATCATCTGCATCTTTAAATTTTAATGGGTTTTGATTAGATAATCCTATTTCTGAAGAATCAGCTAACACATCGACTACATTAGTTCCATCTGAATAAACAATCTTGTGGCCTTTATCTGTAGTTGCCCAAGTAGTCCCAGTTCCTGTTGCAGTTTTTAATTGAACAGTTTGAGCTCCTGTTGAACCATTGTGAGCTATATAAAAATTTTCTACGCTATCTGGAACAGTAACAATTGATGATCCTGTTAAAGCACCTGTAAGTTTCCAAACTCTATTTGCAAGAGTTGCTCCAGTTCCACCATCTGTTTTACTTAAAGCTAAAGTTCCACCGTTAGTTAAAGCTTGTGCTTGATAACCACCTGAAATTTGTTGAACAATCTGTAAGTTTGTATTTGTTTTATTTCCCCAAGTACCGGCGTTTTCACCAGTAGCCATTAGTTCAATGCCTAAATTTGTAAAACTTGATGCCATAATTTATCCTCTACGCTGCTGTAACATCTGTATAAGATGTCTCCGCTGTATTGTCAACATCGGAATAGTTTGCGTTATTGTTTTTACTTACACTACTATAACTTGTATTTCCATCAATTACAACATTTTGATATGCCCTGATTCCAAGAGCTCCCACATTTGATATTGCTTCTTGGCCTAGTAAACCAACAACCATTTCTGTAGGGGTAATGGCCCCCACATTCGATGTTAATGCTGATGGTGCTGTTAGTGGAACACCTATTTCTGAAATTAGTGAACCTACTCCAGATGTTGCCACTTGTCCTGTTAAAGGAACACCTACTCCAACTATTAATGATCCTACTCCAGATGTTGCCACTTGTCCTGTAGGAGATATTGAAATTTGATCTAAAACCACTCCACCGACTGCAGATGTCGCCTGTTGTCCTGTTAGTCCTACTGTCATGTTAGTAGGAGAAATAGCTCCTACACTAGACGTTAATTGTGAAGGTGCTGTTGGGGCTATAACAGAAGTTAAATTTAAAGTTAAAGAACCCAAACTCGCTGTTACTTCACTAGGTGCAGTTAATGGTACAAAATTTTCAACAGCTGTTGTTAAAGATCCAACGGAAGATGTTGCACTAACTCCAGCTGGTTGTACTAATTTATTAAATGAATCACCATAAGGCTCTTCACCCCAGCCATTTCTACCCCAACCAACTAATGTTCCAGCGTTATCAAAATCTCCAACTTCCGAAGTCATTTGACTTGGTGCTGTTAACGCTGCAATTGATGTTAGGTCTAAAGTAGGTGCACCTAAACTGGATGTTAATCCTGAAGGTGCTGTTAACGGAACTGCAATTGCTGTTGTTACAGAACCAATACTTGAAGTTGCTCCGAGTCCTGATAGCTCTACTGCATATTGTACACCCCAACCAGAATTACCCCACTCTTGTCTACCCCAACCTTCTTCGTTAAAAGCTTCAAGAGCCCCTATCGCAGATGTTAAACCAGTTGGTGCTGTAAGTGAAATGTCAACAGAGTCTTGATCACCCCATTGGTTATGTCCCCAAGAGTTTGCTCCCCAGGTATTCGACATAAGGATTTACCTCCTTATGCTATTCTAACTATAGCTGTTGTTGCTGCTTTTGCTGGGAACTGAATTGTAAATGTTCCAGAGGAAACTGTTTTATCTCCACCGAAAGCTACTGCACAAACTGCAGGATCTCCTGTTGCAGTGTCATTGAATATTAAACATCCGTTAGCTGTAAAAGATGCACTCGTAAAACTTACATCGTCAAAGTCACAACATGCTGTTGTAGAATCAAGTGTTGGAGTTATGCTTGTTAAAGCAGCTCCTTTTGCAGTATACCCAGTTCCTGTAATTTCTTCAGATGTTGTATATGCAGTTGTGCCTGCTCCTAAAGTTGCAGAACTTGTATAAAGAGCTAAATTAAATGTGTTACCAGTAGAAGCTGTGAAGTTGTGAACTCCTTTTAAAATTTCTACTTTAAAACTGTTACAAATTGCCGATGTTATTGCCATAGTTGTTCTCCTTTTACGGTGAAGGTGATTGTACTGGAATTCTTACTGTGCCATCAGTATAATCATCTCTTCTACGTCTTCCAATTTGCACTCCTGCAAACTTCTGTACCTCTTGTTTATACTTTTGTTCGTATAATGTCAACATATCTGCAGGTCCTTTTAAAAATCCATATGCCTCTACAAGACACGCATATAATAGTCCACTTGGAAAATATTGACTGATATAAGTACCACTAGTCTCTGTCACCAGACTTTTTGGCATCATCGTGTAGTATATTCTAAATTTATAGTTTTGATCTGGTGTTGGTGCCACATACATTCCACCAGATGTTGTGCTAGTTGTACCAGTTGCTCCGCCAAACATAGCGTAATATTTAGGTAAAGCAGTGGTATCTTGATTAGTTAAATCTCCCTCAGTTCCAGTTAATCGTCCTACATATTCTGATAAATATGTTTGATCTTTTTTCTCTAACCAAACCCCTTGTCCTGTCGTAGCTGATGTAGAATTAAATACTTCTATGCCTCTAATAAAAACAGCTCCGGTTGCTCCTTGAGTTCCTTTACCAGGAACGTTAATTGTGTTGTCATCTGTTACTAATGTTCCTTCACTAACATATCTGTAAGCATCAATTGGTACATCATAAAAAATTTTAAACTCAGCATCTTCTATAAATCTATTAATAATAGCGGCTGTTAATACACTATCTCCTACTTCTGTGTAGTTTCTAATATCGGTTACTAAATTTGCGTAATTAAATCCTGACATAATCTATGCTCTTTGATTTACAGGTCCTGCAAATGCAAAGAATCCTCCTCCTGTTTCTGTGCTTGATGCATTTGATACTAAACTAAAAGTAAATTTATTACTATAGCTTTGAACTGTATTTGCATCGTTTGTAGCTGTCTCAGAAACTTTTGTTATTATATACGATCCAAAAACTTTTGCACCTGAATTATGTGATGATGCTGTTGTATTTGAATATGTTCTGCCATACGCTGGTGCGGATGTGCCTCGAGTGCAACCAGTTAAATCATTGCTAGATTTACCAGTGTATTCTATTGTTTCGTCTTGAATAACTATAAATCCGCTAGTTGGAAAAGCACTAGCATCAGTAAGAGTTATGGTTGTAGCATCCGATGTAATATTACCATTTAAAGTTGTTTCTAATTGAAGAGTATTAATAGCAACTCCACCAACAGGTTTTTTAACTTCAATAAATCTTATTGCATCACCCGTGGACCAAGGATTACTGTTTTGTAATGTTTCATCCTCACCAGTAAAAACTGTTACGACTTTAGACGCAGCTGTCATTACAAATGGATCGTTTCTTAAGACATTCGGTGTAGGAAAAGCTACTCTACTTGGTCTTACGTGCATTAAAGCTTGTGGGTCAGAACTAGTGGGTCTTGGTTGTAGTTGTGGTTGCTTTGATTCATACTCAGATATGTGAACCCAAGAACCATTCCACTCTTGAACCATTTCAGTATACGGGAAACGCTGACCTGAACGGTCTGAAATCATATACGCATATTTACCTGATGCAAAACTTCCCATTAACCTAACTCCGGATAGTAAACTTTTGGACTTATGAATGTGCTAACTGGAGATCCATCTTCTGCAAGAGCTCTAGCAAATTCATCTTCATATAATAATTTTAATTCTTGTACTCTTTGTGGAGCATACTTGATAGCAAGATAGTATGCTAAACCTGAAGTCATGCAAGGTATAAATCTAAAAGGAACGTCGGTTGCATTTGTGTAAGCCCCAACATCTTGTATTCTTTGTGTGTAATAAAAATTTATACAATATCCAGTTTGAGCCTGTGTGCTACCTGGAGTTAAATATAAAGTTATAGTAACTTTATCTATGAACCTTTGAACAAAATATTGACTTGGAGTCCCTTTGTCTGTTTTGTTTGAAAAAGCTTGATACTGTGATCTACTAATTTTTGTCATGGGTGCATCTACATTTTGATCATTTCTGTAGTTAGCCTCTAAAACATCATTTACACCTGCAGGAAATTGTAAGACACTATCAGCAGAATTGTGAGTAGCAGCAGTTGTTCCATTAACACCTCTAACACAACCGGTTAGATTTAAAGAAGAAATTCCTGAGTAAGTTATTTCCTCATCATTTATTTTAATAATTCCAGAGTTAGGTAAGTTTGCAACTGATGCAACTCCAATCGTAGTTACGGTAGCGTTAATACCTGCAGATAAAGTGGTTGTAATACCAGCACTTGTGCCATCACCTGTAGATCTAAACAAACTATATTCAGCTTGTCCGTCTACCATTTTAATACTTTGATTTTTTACTTCCCAGTAATGTAGACCTCTGTTACCCCACTCTGAAAATAAAATATTTAAAGATCTTCTAGCTGTTTTTAATTGATAGCCAGACACTCCTTGCATACCTATTCTTTCGTATGCTTCCTCAATAATCTCTTCAACTGGGAGAGTCTTTCCAAAAATATAAGACCCTGAAGTAGTGTTAGCCATTTAGCCCCCTACCCGTCGAACTGTATAGATAATCCTACTACTGCAGTTCCAGCAGACGCAAAAAACGCACCATCTTCACATAAAATTCCGTTATCGGCAATGTATGGGTCGATTGTTGATCCGTTGTCTACATCTAAAATTAATCTGTTTTGACCAGATGTTGCTGAACCGTTTTTAATAAAAACAGTTCCTGCTCCAGCACCGGCAACTCCAGTCATACTTCTAACTCTAGTTCTGCCAGCAAAAATAATCCCTGTTGTAGCTCCTGATGTTATTCCAGCAGAAATATCTGTTGTAATAGATCCACTTGCAGTAATGCTTGTGATTTCTGTCCAAGTTCCAGCTACACTTACTGTGCCCGAATTTGGACCAGTTGTTGCTGCACTTGTAGCAGCATCTCCATTTTCATCTTTTCCTACAACTACAAAAGTTATTCCTGAGTTGTTAGCAGAAGAAGTTAAAGTAACCGTTTGAGCATTAACCCAAGGACCACTATTTAATAAAACTAAAGTAGTCGCTGTGCCTGCAGCAGAAATTGCATCTGTGTCAGTTCCAAATACTATTTGTTTACTTTTTACTCCTGATACATTTGGCATAATTTATTCTCCTTATTAAATTAAAGGTGCCCCCGAAGGGGCACTCTAATTTTATTAGTTAGTGTCGTTAACCTGTTGAGTCCAATAAACGTTTAACACACCTTCGCCGGCTGTTAATGCGTCATCAGTCTTAGCAGAGATAACAACTGCTTTGTCCATCTCAAAACCAGAAGCATCGTCATCTGAAACATTTAAACAATTTTTCATTTGAGCTACTGTTTGGTCCATTCCAGTTGGAATGTGATGCGAAGCAACAGCTTTTACATCATTGTCTGAGTCACCTGCAAAGTAGTCAAGATCTAAACTGTTTAAAGTAGCTCCTGCTGCTTGTGCAACGTTAGCACCAATTTGCATGTCAAAACCAGCTGTATCAAAAGCTTCGTTAACAACAAATCTAATATCGTTAATTCTAGAAAATTTAGGAATTACAATATTGTTTGCTAAGTTTTTACCAGATGTTGTTGATGATTGACCTAGTGGGTATTCGTTAAATAACGATCTGCAGACAACTGAAATTAATCCAGTTTCAATTACACCAACTTCTAAAGTTCCTACAGTTCCAGCACCACTTACTTCGATTCTAGTTACTGTTTTAAAAGTTTTAGTTGAAGTTGCAACACCGGCGTTAGCCATTGTTAAAGCTTCAGTCTGCGCATTATCTAAAACATCTGTTCCAGTGATTGTTGCAGTTAATGCAGAGTCATTACCACCAGATGTTAAAGTTATTACAGATGCAGCTTCAAAACCACCATCAGAAGTTATTCCAGGTACGTTTGCAGTTGTGTCTAAAAATGTAACATCAGTTGTTCCAGCTCCATTAGAACCAGTGATAGCTAGTTTGTTAGCATCAGTTGTTACAGTAAAGTTACTGTGATTGACAGGAAAAGAAGCGTGACACTCTACAAATGCAACGTTTCTTACATTGTCAGAGATAACTGATCCTGTGTTTGTTTGAATCCGTCCAACGTTAATTGGTCCAGAAAAGTTAGTTCTTGCCATAATTATATCCTCCAAGTTTAGATCATACAGTCTCTTGGCCGTCGACTATACGCGTCTGCATGAAATATTGTTAATAATTTGTATAGTATGGTTTTTATACAACAGTTTTTGGTAGAGCGCAAGAGGGCCTGCAATGTGGATTGGATTTTCCAACGATGTAGCTTTTTATTAAGTAGCTACAGAAACTTGTGGTGCAGAACCTTCGATCTTATTTTGCAAATGCTCTTTTTTAGCTTCTGCAATTTTAATATGGCTAATTACTTCTCTGACTTTTCTGTCAATCTTAACCATATCGAGAGTATACCTACCCTCTTTAAGATGCTCCTGCTCCCATTCGAGATCCAGACCTCTTTTCTTCGTGTAAAGGTCCTCTAGATGTTGCATCATGTTCTCCATCGATAACCTCCTCATAGGTTATTCGTTTTACCTTGGGATCATTCATTTCTCCAAGATACTCCCATTTTATATCACCTTTTCCCAATCTGTCAACTATTGAGTTTTCTATATCTAATGGGCCATCGAGGCTTTCTATAACAAAATCTGCATGCATTTGATATGCATAAATTTGTACTCTGAATTGTTTAGGGTGCATTTTTTCTTTCTATTTTTTAATTGAGGCGGGATTGTGTCCCGCCTCAAAAATTATGTATTACGCACCTGGTGATGCAAAAATACCTCTAGGGTCAGATACGCCAAATACGTATCTTTCTCTAGCTTTGTATCTTACGTTACCAGTATCGAAATCACCTTCCATTTTTGTATTTAATGGAGCTCTTTCGAAATGTTTCATACCATTTGGCACGTCTGTGATTAGATAGAACGCATCAGTATCAGTTAAGAAGTGGTTCACTGAATATCCTCC